ATGGAAAAAGTAGCTCTGGACCAAGGGATTTTGTCACATCCAAGATCAGGTGGACTAAGGGATTACCCCCCCCTGAGCATGGGCAGTAGGCCTCCCTCTGGCGATGGCATGCATCCACTTGTCAACAACTTCCTGCTCTCCCGGCGCATCGAGAACTGTAGTCCGGCCAGCATCAAGAGCTACAGCGACCGCATCTCGGGCATGGTGAAGTTCATCGGGAAGGACCCGACAGAGATCACCAAGACGGACATGGAGTTCTGGCTGCTCCACATGAAAGAGGGCGAGTCCAGACGTGGTGGCCGGCGATCCCCTCACTACGTCCGGTCAAGCTATGGGGCAATCAGGGTGTTCTTCAACTGGCTGGTTGTTGAGGGCCACATGACCAAGAATCCTCTGGGGAATATCAAGGTTCCCAAAGTCCCGCGGTATGAGAAGGACTTCCTTTCGACTGAAGAGTTCCACAAGCTGCTCTCCATGTGTGCGCTCAGTACCTTCGCCGGGGTGAGAGACAAGGCTTGGCTGTGGCTGCTGTGGACTACCGGCGCGAGGTTCTCAGAGTTGGCCAATCTCAAGAAAGACGACCTGGACTGGACTACCTCAAGGATCAGGGTGTTCGGCAAGGGCAGCAAGGAAAGACGGATACCGTTCACACCGGACGCACAGAAGGCGGTCTATCGGTATCTCCAGAGGCGGGAAGACAAGATGCCAGAGCTATGGCTGACAGAAGAGAAGAGACCCATAACGCCCATAGGAATAGGACAGGTGGTGCCTCGGCTCATGGATGCAGCCTCGGGATACCAGTGTCCTCAGTGTGACAAGAAGTACGAGGGCTTGGAGTTCGTTTGCCGAGAGTATGTGTGCCCGGTGTGCAAGGTGAAGCTCACGCGGCTGTTCAACATCCGAGACGCTCATCACATCTTCAGGCGCTCCTGGGCGTGGCGCAATCTCAAGGCCGGCGTTCCTATCAAGTTCGTCCAGTTGGTCGGTGGGTGGGATTCGGTGGCGGTGCTTGAACAGTACGTCCGGCGAATGTCCAGCGACGACGCCCTCGGTGGCAACATCAAGTGGCAGTAGCCTACTGTCCACCACTTGTCTCTGGCCTGGGCTGACGGACTAGGTTGAAAGTCACTCCAACAGGAAGAAGGCTCCAAGTCGGAGCCTTCTTCCCTTTCTGTTCATGGTCTCTCTGTATCGACGCTCAGGTTGACAACCAATAGTGGCTGTGTGCTACTATCCAGGCAGTTATCCCAATCGAATTCCGCATACATGTCCACATAGCAGCCACGGATCAGGGCAAGTCTGCTCGTAAGGGGGGTGCAACGTGAGTAGCCTGGCCTGCGCGTCCCATGGGATACTCAGGTTCTCCCAGCATCGGCGTAGCTGTCTTCATTTCAAGCCTATCTTGTTTTGCCGGTGTTCTGACGATCACACAGCCACAGGATATACCATGCCTGTGAAGGAGGTGTCGCCGTGTCACGAGTAAAGACGGGAGTTGCGACTCTAATCCTCATAGTGGCCATGATCGCCTCAATCCTTCCGCTAGTTCATCAGCCGAAGGCTGTGGCCGCAGACTCCATAGTCATCAGCCCTGACGGCTGGGGATGGCAGAATCCCCTCCCACAAGGGAATGACCTTTATTCCACCTGGGCAAGTTCACCTTCGGATGTCTTCGCTGTAGGGGATACTGGTGTTATCCTGCACTACGACGGCAGTAGCTGGAGTCCTATGAACAGCGGCACCCAATACGGTCTTAGCGATATCTGGGGAGACTCATCCTCAAACATCTTCGCTGTAGGGTACGAGCTGGGTCTGGTCATCCGCTACGATGGTAGCACATGGAACCGAATGGACACTGGCTCAATAGACACCAGTCTTTCAGGCGTCTGGGGAGTCTCTTCGAATGACGTCTATGCTGTGGGATATGACGGAATCATCCTCCACTATAGTGGAGGCACATGGAGCACCATGAACAGCGGCATTACGGGAGGCATCGCCCTATACGATGTCTGGGGTAGTTCCTCATCCAACGTCTATGCTGTGGGCTATGACTACGAAGCCAATCTTTCTCTGGTCCTGCGCTACAACGGTAGCACTTGGAGCCAAGTGAGTACCGGCTGCACGAGGCAACTCTGGGGGGTTTGGGGTAGTTCCACGAACGACGTGTATGCGGTGGGAGACGGTGGCACCATCCTTCACTACAACGGCACTTCGTGGACCTCGAGGAATCAGGGGAATGTTCTCTATGGTGTCTGGGGCAGTTCATCGTCAGACGTCTTCATTGCGGGCGATCATACCATGCTTCACTATGACGGTAGTTCTTGGATCTCAATGAACACAGGCACGGGCGTATTGGGGGTCTGGTTTGATGTCTGCGGCAGTTCTGCTACTGATGTCTTTGCGGTAGGCTACGACGGCATGATTCTCCGCTACAATGGCAGTACCTGGAGCCAAATGAGTAGTGGCTATCTATTCGACGTGACGGATGTCTGGGGTAGTTCCTCCTCCAACGTCTATGCTGTGGGTTACGACTGGCAAACCTCCACTGGCCCAGTCCTCCATTATGATGGCAGCACCTGGAGCAGGATAACCAGTGCACCATACGAGTTGTATGGTGTATGGGGTAGTTCCTCCTCGGATGTTTTCGCAGTTGGGGATCATGGCGTTATCCGTCACTTCAATGGCAGCGCTTGGAGCGCCATGACCAGCCCCACGACTTATCGCCTTCGTGATGTCTGGGGCAGTTCATCCTCAGACGTCTTTGCCGTAGCATCCCAATGGGACATAGCCACTCAACAAAATCTCGGTGCCATCCTTCACTATAACGGCACTGCTTGGAGCGTGCAGAGGACTGGTATACCTGGGCTCTCCGGTGTTTGGGGCTCTTCCTCGTCTGACGTTTTCGTCGTTGGTCAGAACGGCACCATCTTTCACTATGATGGCAATTCGTGGACGTATATGATCTCCTCCATCTCCGCCTCACTCTCCGGTGTTTGGGGTAGCTCACCTACCGACGTATTTGCTGTTGGATCATCAACATACTATGGTGTCTACCACTATGACGGTGCAACTTGGAGCCCGATGACCAATTTCCCGGGGGAGACCATGGGGAAGACGTTTCAGGGTGTCTGGGGAACTTCTTCTTCGGATGTGTACGCCTGTTGGGATGGCATTTATCACTACAATGGCACTACTTGGAGTCGAATAAGCCAAGTTGCGCAAGGACTATGCAGCATTTGGGGCAGTTCTACGTATGATGTGTTCACTGTAGGGTATGGTGGTAGGATCCTCCACTACCTGGAAGGAGCTACTCCACCCAACTCGCCCCCTGCCAAGCCCACCAACGCCTCGCCAACTGGCTCAGGCGTCAGCCTGACTCCTACCCTGCAAGCATCAGCTTTTTCTGACCCAGATGCCGGAGACACCATGGCAGTCTCCCAGTGGGAGATAACGGCAACTTCAGGAGACTATTCATCCCCTGTATTCGGTTTCTCCAGTATCACAGGACTTCCTGCGCTCACTGTCCCATCAGGAACGCTAGACCCTGGCATAACCTACTACTGGCATGTGAAGTATCAGGACAACCACGGGGCTTGGTCCAGCTATTCTAACGAGACGTCGTTTACCACCATTACGGCACCCAACCAACCGCCTGCCCAGCCCTCTAATGTCTCACCGTCAAACGGCGCTCCTGGTATCGGCCTGACACCCACTTTGCAGTCCTCCACATTCTCAGACCCGGATGCCGGAGACACGATGGCAGTCTCCCAGTGGGAGATAACGATGACTTCAGGAGACTACTCAGCCCCTGTGTATGGTTTCTCAAGCATCACGGGATTGCCCACACTAGCTGTTCCTTCAGGAACGCTGAACCCTGGCATAACCTACTACTGGCATGTGAAGTATCAGGACAATCACGGAGCGTGGTCCAGCTATTCTAACGAGACCTCGTTCACTACAGCCGCAGTTCCACCCGCCTACGGCTCCATGAGCGTGACAAGCGACCCGCCTGGCGCATTATTCACTCTCGACGGCCCGACATATGTTGAGATGAGTACACCCTGGCACTATGACTACATGACCCCGGGCGATTACACGATCACGTGGGAGAACATCCCTGAGTTGGTTGCGCCCGGCTCTAGTAGTCTAGCACTGGCGCCCGGAGGCTCAATCACACGTCACTTTGACTACACTGTCCCCCCAGAAGTCACCGCGTACGCGCCGAAGTTGCACTACGACACAAGTGAGAGGTTCTTCCCTACGGATGTCCATGGAGATGACCAGTACGTAGGAGATGACTACGTATGGAACAATCATGAGAATTGTGGAGCCGACGGCCTGCTGGGCTCGAAATCTGTCTGCTACTATCACATCAGGCCATATGAGTCCCTTGGGTTCACTGTTTACGAGTATTGGTACTACTATGCCTACAATGATTTTGGCCTCTTGGATCACGAGCATGACTTTGAGGCAGCTTGGGTGTGGGTGGATAGCTTCGGGCAGCCATTCTACTACGTCGTGAGCTACCACCAAAGGTTCTACGGGTACAACGTCTCGAGCATTGACGAGCTGCAAGCTTATGTGGAACTTGGGAGTCATGGCATGGTTGGCAGCGAATCTGACAAATGGAGGATATTCGGGTCGGCGGACAAAGAATATCTGTCAAGCATGGAGTTTCAACCTGTCTTGGGTAGGCTATCCGTCCATCCAGAGGACCTGGATGAAGAAGACTGCTATCTTACCTACGAGTCCACAATGAAAGTCGAGGCTCCATGGAATCGACCGGAGTTCTGGGACCCTACGGTGCTGCGCGCCTACGTGTTTGTCGGAGGGGTAATGGTGGTCATACCACACAGTCCGGTTGAAGTTGCTCTATATGACTCAGAAGGCAGAGTCACTGGCGTGGTCGATGGCGAACTCAAGTACGAGATCCCAGATTCGTCATGTGACCCGGAAACTGGGAAAATCATAGTACTCGAACCATCCGGCATCTATCGGTCCGTTGTGGTTGGCCTGAGTGACGGCGCATATGGACTGACCACAAGCTTAGTTCAAGGCGACCAAGTGACGACCTTCGATGCTGCCAACATGTTCACTTCAACCAGTGCCACTCATGAGTACACCTTTGACTCGACCGCCTTTTCTAATGGCGACGCAGGTGCAAGCGTAACGATAGACACCAATGGGGATGGCTACACTGACCAGGTCATTGTCTCAGGACCATCCCTGCAACCATCAGTCAGTCAAGTCACTACAGCGACCGGTACTGGGGTGGCCACATTCGCCATGGACGGAGGCCCGGTGAGGAATCTCACGGCGATAGACGATGGCGCGCTGCCTACTGACGGGAAGCCGAGCCTTCTGTTCCCACACGGCCTCTTTGAGTTTGACATAACCGGCTTGGAGCCAGGTGGGTTGGTGACGCTGTACATAACGCTTCCTTATGCCGTGCCGACCACAGCGCAGTACTGGAAATGGAACCCAACTGTGGGCTGGTACAGGATAGATTTTGGTGACAATGACGGGGACAACATCATCACCATCACTCTGCAAGACGGTGCAACGGGCGATGATGACTTCACAATCAATGGTGCCATAAATGACCAGGGTGGCCCTGGCTGGCCTGGCCCATATGGCCCTGGTGGCGGAGGAGCTAGTTCAGCCCCAGCCTTCCCCAGTATCTATGTAGGCATCGGGGCAGCTCTTGGAGCAGGCATAATGGCCTACTTTGTCCGCAGGAGACTGGCACATTCGTAGCAGGCACAGGTCAGGGCAAGGCCGCTCAGAGAGGATGTAGAGTGCGTGGCACTCGAATACTCTGCCTGTTGCTGATCCCGGCCATTGTCACTGCTCTTCTTCCTAGCCTCTTTTACCCATGTCACACCACTGGAGATGACTTGGTTGCTGATTATGTTGGGTTCGATACGGTTGACTCTGCTATGGCGCCAGCCCAGCCACGTAATCTTGCACCGGCTCACGGCGCCACCGGTGTGAGCCAGACTCCAACACTACAAGCCTCGATATTCTCCGACCCAGACGTCAACGATACCCATGCGGCCTCCCAGTGGCAGTTGAGAATAGCCTCTGGTGCCTATTTGAGTCCGATCTACGATAGTGGCACGGACACCACCCACCTCATAGCCATCACTATCCCATCAGGTGTGTTGAGCCAGTCTACCACCTACGGCTGGCACGTCAGGTATCAGGGGAGCTCAGGTCTGTGGTCTGATTGGTCTGGCGAAACCCTCTTTAGGACGGAGGGCAAGGGCGGGATTCCCGCCTGGATCTGGGTTGTTGTCGTTGTAGCAGTCTTGGTTGTGGGAGTTGTTGCCTATGTGGCCGCTAACAGGCGTGTTAGGCGTGTTAGGCGTGTCTCGAAGCCTCGGTACCGGATTACGCCATAACTCGGGTGGGCAGAGATGTCCACTCTTCTTGCATCCGTCTTCGTTGTTGATGTATTAACGTTGCAGAGGGACAGCCAACATTGAATACCACTACCAGCGCAACCTCCGATTGGGCTATAGGTCTAGCTGTGGCGCTGGTGGTCATCTTCGGCATCATCGCCGGCTTTGGCACGATAGGCTACATTATCGCGGGTCGTAGTATTAAGCGCCCCTTTCTGCGCTACATTGTCCGCTATGCCATTGCCTTCCTGCTCTTCTTGTCCCTGGAGGCCATCATCCTATGGCTAGCTCCCTCTGTGCACAGGGCGCTCCAGCATCTGACTGCGGTAGTAGTAGGCGATGCTTTGGAGTCGGCCAGCGTGCACAATCTCGTGTCTGGCTCAACGATAACGGTTCAGGAGCCTTTGCTCATTTTTCAGATCGATGTGGCCTGCCTTGGAGGCTTGCTTTTCTGGGCCTGCATGGCTTTGGCTCTGGCCGAACCCAGAGCTACCCCCAGACAGCGCCTTATCGGCCTCGGCATGGGTCTGGTTGGCCTTGTTGTATTCAACCTGTTCAGGATTTTCATCAGTATCTACATAGAGTGGCGGACTGGCGTCAATGTTCACAACTACTTCTACCTTTTCAACATGGTGTTTGTGTTGCTTCTCTGGGCCGGATGGGTGTGGACTCTGAAGCCGCGGACGGTCAGAGTGGCAAAATCTGGGGCGTAGCGGAGCGTGGGCAGAGATGTCCACCCTCTCTGTATCCAAGCTGAGGTTGACATCCTCCACTCTCACTGCTACTGTCTGAGGCGAGATTTCAGTCTGAGGTGAGTTCATGGTGGGTATATCTCCGGCCTACATTGACCCAGGGTCGTCGTTGGGTGTACTTGAGGTTCTGATAATTGGTGCGGTGCTGGTCATCGTATTCATCGCAGCGCTTGTGGCAGTCATCATGTTTGTCGTTCGTAAGAGTAGGGGAAGTCAACAGGTGATGCCAGGAGCAACACTGGGGTTCTGTAGCAGTTGCGGCCATCCATTACAGGAACGAGCCAGCTTCTGCTCGAAATGCGGAGCAGCAGTCAATCCCACTCAGGGACAGAAGAAGTAGCAGCGACCGCTTTGACTGTGACGCTGAGGTCGGGGTGATATGATATCGCAAGTGATTTTAGCATGCCTATTCAGAGAGGGGGGATGATAGTGACCGAACAGAAGACGTCAAACGGGGTGCAGCCACTCCTGGCGATTGTTCACGTTTAGCCCTTCTTCAGATTCTTCAGTTCCTGACATATCGCCTTCTGACTCTCTAGGATATCCTTCATGGCCTCGTTGCTTGCCGCCATGTGGTCCTTGATGTGAGTCAGATGGTTCTCCAGCATGACGGTCATCTTGTCGTTGGTCGCGTCTGATACCTTCAGCCGGTCGAGGATTGACTTCAGCATCCAGGACGCGAAGATGATGATGGCCCCGATTGCGCCGATCTCACCCCAGACTTTGACCTCTTCCATCTAAGGCCCCTGCTCTTCGGGCTTCTCGGGACCCAGTGGCACCATCGACAACGCGCCTAGCAGTCTGCCCTCGACAATGTGCGTGTACTGGGCCAGGTCAACCAAATTCGGTTGAGGCCCATCCTTCCGCGTGTTCATTACGCTGAATTGAACATCCTTCGCTGGTTGAGAGTCGTCAATGGTGATAGTGAGTACGATCATGATTCCTCCTAGAACTGAATCCACTTGCAGTTGTCGGTGTATGGGTTTCTGTAGCCGAGGTAGAAGGTCCCCCCATCATCGCAAAACACCACCAATTCTCCTAATGCCACAGAGGCATCGGGGAATGTGGTGTCGTATATGCACCTGGGGTAGAACCTGGCTCCGTATGAGAGTAGGTCGATTTTGAAGGATGCGTTGGCCATTACGATGTCTGCCCAGACGCTAATAGTGGTGGTGCTCAGCACTATCTTGTCGTAACCATACAGATAGAGACCATCAGACATTCCCTTGACGTACCCCTTCAGCGCACCATCAGTGTGGAGAAATTTGAGGTACTGGCCCTTGATTGTGAGTCCGGTGCTGTCCATTAAGGCGTTCCCCCCACCCGCACTGAGCGTCCCGTTGACAGTCAGGGTGTAGCCGGAGGCAATCTGGCTGCTGGACTCATTGATGATCACCCTGCCCTTGATCTCCAGGATGGAGCCATTCCACGAGATGTAGTTCGAGGAATTGCCCTCGAAGTAGAAGCTGCCGCCACTGTGAATGAAGACCTTCCACCCGGACAAAGCACCGTTGCCATTGTGATAGCCCAGGTAATCCCCGTAGACATACAGTCCTGCTCCAGTGGGATAGGCGCCTGTCGGGAGATTCGCTCCTATGATGGCCTTCTTGACTTCACCCTGGCTATTCAAGCCAGTGTAGGCGTACCCGCCCCAGGTGTAGGCATTGGCGAGGGCAGCATACTCTGTGGCATTGATGGTATTGAGGGAGGCCGGTTGACCAGTCAACTCGGAGTACGCCTTGCTACTCAGGTTTGACAGGGTGCCGGTGACCTTGCCGCCTATGACGAGCTCTCCCGCCTTGATGTGTGCGGACAGAATCATGTCGGCCAACAGGAGTCTCGTGTTGAGAACCCCTGTCTTCCCATTGGGAGCATCCCAGGAAGCCTTGACACTGGTGGTCTCGGCCCGTTGAATTACTGCCAACACCCCACATCCCCACCCCATGGCAGTCTGCCAATTGCTCGTGTGCTGCAGGGTACTGTTCCCCTCTTTGAAGTAGAGCAGCACTGGATTGTCACCGTAGCCGGCAGACGTCAGGTTGAGCGATCCAGCACTGATTGATAGCTTGGTCCCATCCTTGAAGAAGATATCCCCGGCCAGCCAGTAGACAGTCTCCCAGGTGTAGGAGCCGTTCGTCTTGTCCGGCTGCACTGTGCAGTCGTAGGGCTGCATGGACTTCCGCAGCAGCCATGGCTCGATACTGTAGGGCGAGATCGACCGGCCGGAAAGCTCAGGGATGAACTCAGAGGCAGCAGGCGCTTCGCCGCCGTCCGTCGCCCCGTTGCTCTCCGTCCAGGCCCCGAAGCCCAGGCGCATCATGTAGCCCTGGTCATTGAACTTGCTGTAATTGACCTCGATACGGCCTACCCTGGCTGTGAAATTCTGGCCGGTCCACTTGTCGACCAGCGTCACGACATCCCACAGTTCCTGGCCGCAGTTGACCTTTGTGAGAGCCACGCCCTTGTTGCCACGTCGCTTCATTCTCTCAACGAAGTCTTGAGCCAGGGCTTCGCACAGAGCCACGGAGGTGATCCCCCAATAGCTCGACGTGTACTTGAAATCCTCGTAGAGCATCAGACTGCCGGTCTCTGAGTCCGTGTAGCTGCCAGATACCTCAGTGCCATCAGCCTGGATACTCTTCACCGTGACCTTGTTCGGCTTGAAGAGGGCAATGCGCCGGGTGTTGGCTGAAATGACGTGGTTCGAGTCGTAGGTGTAGACAGAAGAGTCGGCGTCTTGGGGACGGATCAGGCGGAGTTGCGTCCCGTCTGGACGGAGCTCACACTCTGTATTCGAAAGTAGTTCGATGATTTGCTCCGCGTAGCTCCTGTCCAGGGAGAGTGTGAACTTCACATAGCGAGTGTTGATGATGCTGTCTATGCTGATATCGGTGCCAATATACTGTCCCGTTGCCCGATACAAGATGTCGCTGATAATCCCCCTGATGGTGTAGTCATTGCTGGTCTCGTTGTACTTCACCTCAGTAGCCGGCTTGGAGTTCGCCAGCCGGTCCCAGATACCCAGAGCCTTGATGACCACCACGTTCTGGCCTGATCGAGTGTCCGGACCACACTCGGTCACCCAGAGACTCGGACCATAGGAATACTCGTTTCCGGGGAGAGTGGTATAGAAGCCGTGCCCAATGCGAATCTGACAACCCCGAATTGACAGATCCTTGTAGGCATTGCTGCGGTTGTTGATGAGCACGTTCAGGCCAGAGTGGTAGTCTTCCTGGATATGAGTCGCTGCCAGCATTGCTGCTGTCAACGACTGCCAGCCGCCGCCAGAGTAGTATTCGACCACCACATAAGGCGTGCGTTTCGCTGCCTTCTGTGCTGCCAGAAGTGTTGCGCTGAGACTTCTCATCTTCCCCTACCAAGCGAAGTGATAGATCGGCCTCGGGAGCGAGGGAGTATTGGCCTTGACTCGCTGGAGTTCGACCAGGAACGTGGCTATCTTCTGGTCAGCCTGCTTCTGGTATCTGTCGGCAATTCCTGTGTAGGCGTTGGCAACCTCCATGTAGGCTCTGGCCTCCCGCGCGTAGGTCGTCAATGCGTTGAGATGCGCCGTCGCCTCGCTGAAATACATCGAGGCTTCCTTGCTGTACATCCCCTTGACCTGGAGACGGCCGGTGGCTTCGTTCATGTACTGTGTGGCTTCCCGGGCGTAGTTCCCGAGGACGTTCAACTCGTGGATGGCCTGATTGCCGTAGCCATTGACCACACTCAGGACACCGTTAGCCTTGCCATGCCATGTGTCGGCCATCCTCAGAGTGGCATGAGCATACTCAGCACCCTTAGAGGCCACATTCTGGCCATCTGTCACCGCGTTCAGATAATCGTCATTGTCCGTGAGGTACTTCGAGGCATTGGGCAAGTTGGTCGCGTGGTAGATGAGATCATTCATCTTGTCCAGAAGAACGAGCACGCTCTTGTTGGCATCCGATTCCAGGAATGTGGCCATCTTATCTATGGCCGTCTTCACATCGGTGTGGGTATATGTCCCGCCTGTGACCATCTTGGCGATCTCGGTCTTCGCTGAGTCCAGCGCCGTGTCAGCGTCCGAGAGTTCACCGACGCCACCGGTTATCATCTTGGCGATCTCTGTCTTGGCGGTAGAGATAGCAGTCACCGCGGCGGCAAGGTTCGTGGCCCCGCCAGCAATCATCTTGGCGATCTCAGCCGAGGCTGTTCCCATCTTGGTTAGAGCCTCATTGCGCTTCCTCATGGCGAGGATCTGCAGCGCGTAGCCAAGCGCACCGGACGTGACCAGTGCCGTGTGTTCGACTGGCACCGTGGCAGCAGTGTGCTTCCCGCCCCAGAATACATACGCATCTTCGATGGCCGATGGTGCGGACCTCAGAAGCATGGTGAGGGTAGCGCCGTAGGTCTCAAAGGGCACGAGGCTCCTCGGCCACTTGCCTGCCGGGTACTCGACACCCTCGACCACCACCAGATCGGTGAGTGTGCTGAGGCTGATGTCCATGCTGTCAGCCACGGTAGCCAGCTTGGTCTTCTGCTTGTTGGGGCAAGCTCCGGAGAACTCCCTGATCGCGGTTTCAAGGGAAACCCCATAGTCCCCGGGTGTCAGACCGATGGAAGCGTTGACATCATCGGCCAGGAAACTCTTAACATCGTGCTCAAAACTCTCGACATTCATTTTCGCCCCCTACGTTGTCACTGAAGCTGTGCAGTGAGCTACCGTCACCCTTGACCCGTTGGTGCATTTGGCCCAGATCGCGTACTTGTCCACCTCATCCGTGGACACTTTGACGGTCGGCGTGTAGTCCCCATGGTAGGCGCCCACTCCGTCTTTGGTCATGGCTGCATTGTTGACCACGGTTGCGCCGGCAGGATCCTTGACGGTGTACGTCACGGTAGACGAATCGTAGGCATTCCCGTCCTTGTCTTTGACCGTCAACTCAGTGATGATGGTTGTCCCAATCACAAAAGAGGTCATCAGTGTGGTCATCTAGGCACCCCCTTCAAAGGCTATGGCCAGTTCGAGGTCGGACCTCAGCCCCATAGAGAGCTCGAGGTCTGAGCGAGTGCTCATCGATAGGTCGAGATCGGCCCCCAGGATCATGTTGAGGATCATCAATATGACCTCATCTACATCTATGACTTCACTGATAGCCAGCGAGTCTGTTACCTTGATCTTTTGCAGTAGCGCCAGCGCCTCGCTTATGGTGAGAGAATCCAGGACCTTGACCGTCACCTTGAGAGCCACGGCATCAGTCACAGAGAGCGAGTCTGTGATACTGAGCCATGCCTTGACTCCCAGGACCTCAGCCAGAGTCATCGAGTCCTGAACTTTGACCAACGCCTTGGCGTTCAGGCTCTCATTCACCGAGAGCATATCTGTGATACGAAGCCACGCCTTGAGGGCCAGGGCGTCACTGAGAGAGAGTGAGTCAGCCATGGCCAGCCATGCCTTGATCCCCAGGACTTCAGCCAGAGTCAGGGAATCCGAGACTTTCAAGTGAGCACTGACAGAGATGCTTTCGGCGATAGAGAGAGCGTCAGTTACCAGCTTCTGGATATTGCCGTTGAGCCTCGTGACCATCTCGGAGATATTCAGCGTATCGGCGACGAGAGCGTGAACATGGATACTCAGTGCCTCGGAGAGAGCAATGGTATCCGTGATGAGCGCCTTCACCTTGATCCCCAGGCTCTCAGAGATAGCCAGAGAATCGGCGACGAGAGCGTGGACGTGGATTCCCGGACTCTCAGAGATAGCCAGACTGTCAGCTATCGCTGCTTTGACACGGACTGCCAAGGCCTCAGAGACGGCCAGGGAATCGGCAAGTGACATCCTTGCCTTGATACTCAGGCCCTCAGAGACGGCCAGGGAATCTGTGACTGACTTTGCGGTGTTTGCCACCATCCGTGCCAGGATGCCGATACATACACTGGGGCGAGTAGTAGGAGTACCAGTCTCGTCGTACCTGAGAGACAGGACATCGCCAGCCTCGACTGAGACATCCCCTGTATACTCACCGCCGTAGTTATCAGGGCAACTTACGGTCATGGCTGTGGCAGAGCCGTTCTTGTAGACCGTGAAGATAACACTGGCTCCCGCACCACATTTGGCGTTGAGGTCAACGTCCATTGCCTTCAGAGTCATCGCAGAAGTTATCAGGCGTGGCGCATCCACCGTCAACCAGCTATCCGTTGGTTTGGTGCCAAGCAGATAGTGGTATTGATTGTCAGCACTCGGCCCCGGGAAGTTGCCGCTAAACGGGATATCCCCATCTGTGGTAGGGCAGAAGACCAGACCCCATCCCATGTAGCAGGCGGCCACATTACCGCTCTCTACGAAGCTGATGCTCCAGCCGTCTATACCGCTGCCTGATGTCATATGGGTAGTGTCGTTGCCAGTCTGGCTGGTGCCGGATATGGTGAAGGTCTGGGTGGTGTCAACGCCGTCCTTCCGGAGCGTAAGCACTAACCCGCTGGATGGCTGAATACTGAGATAGCCGTAGAACTTTTTGTAGGTCCCGGCAGGATACATGAGGTTGCGGGTGGACTGGTACTCTGCGGTATAGATCGCAATCTTGGAGGAATTGTAGATGCCACAGTAGTAGGATGTGGCTGTGCTGCGATAACCATTGCCCAGGATGATGTACTCTCCCGCAGTGCTGCCTTCCCACTCAGTTGACCATTGGGCAGATGGCGTGTTGCCAGGAGCAGAACTGTAGGACGACCTGATGGTTACATAGTCTCCCGCTGCAAAGGTGACTTCATGCGTACTGTCCTCAGCAGTGGTACTCCCAACAGCTACCGTGCAGGTCAACGTGGTAGCTGACCCGTTCTTCATGATGGTGAGGACGTAAGGGTTAGTGGTAGGAGCAGCACTCAGCTTGATCCGCAGCTTACGCAGGGTGCCGCCAGTTGGGATGACCTGATAGGACCGGATTTGAGTGGAGTCCCAAGCCCCACCACCCATCAGGCTGTTGTACTCGGTGGCTGAGTTGCTCAGAGCATCATTGTTGCCACCCGGAATGACCTGCTTCATTTCGCCCCGTTACGCTATCGTGATCTCGATGGTCAACTCCCAGGTCTGGCCGGAAACCTTTGTGCCTTGAGCACTCACCTTGCGGATGAGGTCCTTCAACCCAGTCGCACCATTCCGAACGATGAACTCATTCCAGGCATTGTTGGCATCCGAGGAACCATAGGTGCTCTTGAACACCATCACCTTCGCATCAGCACCGGTGCCCTTGATCTGCGGGTAGCTGGTATCCATGGCCTTGTAGGTCTTGGTTGAACCGAGCAGGTCAGTGTCGGTATCCGCGGCTGCAGTGCTGGACTCACCTACACCAGTCTGGGCATTCGAGGTGTTGAAGGCCGTGGCCGTCCCGCCGATGATGAGCTTCCAGGCTTCCTCGATGCCTTCACGCAGGCCGAGATTGGCCCTGAAGGTCGAGACTGCCCTCAATCGCTTGCCGGTCCCATCTATGACCGGGGTAGGAGTTCCGGCCTCAAAAGCCGTGCCATCCTTGAATCTGCGAATCTGGAACTTGGTCTTGCAACGCAGGTATCCCTTCATCTGTCCTCCTGTTCTTTGATTGGCCTGTCGGCCTTGTAGTCCTCTTCCGAGGCGAACTTTCGTACAGTGACCGTCTCTGTGATCCCGAGGAGACCATGAGTTAAATGGGAAGAGAGACGTTCCCTGACCAATCGCATGATGCACTCTGGTATGTCCATTGCCCCTCATTCAAAATACGGGGCCGGAACAAGTCGCTCCGGCCCCGTAGCACTCACCATGTCACCGAGAAACTAGGACTCTTCCATCTCGGATGTGCCAACGTGGATCTGTGCATCCACGCTGATGGTGCCGTTGGCGCCGGCCACCGTGCAGACAGAGCGCAGGTACTTCTTCTGGGAAGCACAGCGCCGGACCATCTTGTTGGCCGATGCACCGTGTACAATGGCCGGGAATGTGAGCAGCGTTGCCCAACCGCTGCCCAGAGCATCGGACTCTTCGATGGTGATGGTGATGGTCTTGTCCGTGGACGTGCCGCCATCAACACCATTGGTGACTATGATGGATCGCCCACACTGGCCCAGTTTGGAGATGTCCACAACCACCTTGCCGGTTGTGGCATCCCTGGTGAGGCTGGTGGAGCCTGCCTCAGTCGCGGTTATGGCGGGACCCGAACCCCCTTCTCTCATTGCCTGTAGAGCGTCAAGCATGTCTTGTTACCTCCCTAATCCTTCAGTCAGTTGGTCTATGCGAAGTAGAGGCTGTACAGTCTGGCTATCGACCTTCGGCCGGCGTTGGCGAAGCCCAGAGGCCAATCGACCACCGTTCTGTACGTAACCCCATCTTCCAGTTGGCCCTTGTCATTGACATCGATCGGGTAGGTCTGAATGCCCCAGAACTGCTCGCCTATCCCGAACTTGACCGCGTAGATCGACGTGCACTGCGCGGTGCCACCACCGGAGCCGGTCTCGCCATTGGTGATGATGAGCGTGCTCTGGTCGGCCTTGACCCCGATGTCGTACAACGGGACTGTGCCGTACATGTCAATGGTCCGGCCAAACATGTCCTTGGTCTGGGACAGCAAACCCAGTCTGCGGAGAACCGAGCGCGTCTTGAGTAGGGCAGTCTTGTTCATCAGCAGGGCATCCGGCCTGTGGCCATCGATGGCGTAGATCAGTTCGTCCAGCTTGTCCAGGAAGGTGTTCATCCCCGCTGTATCGGCCATGACAGCGAGTCCACCCGAGGCAGACGAGGCAGTGATCTTCTGCGCTGCCGGCCCCTGGTCGAGCCGGTAGAGAAGGCCATCAAACTCCGTGGGAGTAGTCACCCGGCTACCATTGATGAACTTGTCGTTGAACGTGTAGGCCACGCCCTTGAGCACCTGTGCCTGCCGCAGAGCGCGCGCTTCGGCTATGGTGTTCTTGGTGGCCACGATGAGCTTGTCGGTGTCTATGTTCCGACCCATCGCGCTGATCTGCTCAGTCAGTTGCTCGGTCTTGCCGGAGCCCTCAGCGTACCCCTCGTTGATCTTTCGGAAGCCAATGCTCGGGATCTCCGAATATCGGACGATGGTGGTACTCAACTGGTTAAGAGTCTCCCAAGGCACGAGTTGCATCAGGTCGCACTCCATCAGTAGACCGTCGATGACGGACTTCCGCAGAGTGTCCTTCTCCAGTTTGCTAAGATCAGCCAGTGTGTATGTACCGGCCATCTGTTACTTCTCCTTTCAGTTTCGTTTCGCCTTGTTGCTGCTCGAATACGCAGCAACCGCCAGGTCGTATGGTGTCCCTTGCGGGACCACCCCACCGCTTGGGCCGGAGGTATCCACCCTCAACATCCCTTCCTTGAGTTCCTTGACCTGTCCCGACAACTGGTTGAAGCGGTCATCGTTGCCCTTGCGCTCGGTCTCTCGGATGTCCTTGAGGATCTTCTTGGCTACCTCTATCCCCTCTTCAGGAGTAGCGGCAGCCTTGGCCTCTGCCAGCCGCGGATCATTCAAGTCCAGTCCGGCTCCCTCGACGAGAGCCACGAAGCGCACTGTCGCTGATGCGTTCCCCGTTGTCGCCTTGGCTTTGGTCTCAGCTTCTCTCTGTCTGCGCCTGTCCAGGATTCCCGCCAGTGCATTCGGCCTTTCTCCAGGTTTGGGTTCTTCCTCTTGGGGAGGTTCCGAAGTTGCGTTCTTGGACAGTGCTTCGAGTGCTTCTCCGAGGTCCTTCTCGTTGGCCTCTAGCTTCTCGGTGAGCGTTGTGATCGTCCTCTTGTAACCCTCGCTCTCCTTCTGTGTGGCCTTCAGTATTCCCTCGAAGGTCTTGAGCTTGTTCTCAAGGTCCGGCTGCTTGCCGCCTTCGGGAACTGCCGCAGGTGTAGACCCCCCCGCTGGCTTCGCTGGCTCTGCCGGAGGTGTACTCTGGCTAGGAGTCTGTGAAGCTGGTTGGTCAGTCTTCTGGGCTTCTTCCGATGGTTTTTCTGGGTCCATGATTTGGGGTTTCCTCCTTCAATTCCTGAATAAAAAAAAGGCACCCCGGCCTTACGGCCAAAATGCCTCTGTCGTTCAGTCAGCCCAATATGCGGTTGTTAAGGTTCGCTGTGCTTAGAGTTTCTCGCTGGTCTCAGTCACCACTCTCACAGGTTCATTCTTCTGTACCTCGACTATGAGTTTCCCCCACTCAACAGTCCTCAGTTTCTGGATCACCTTTGTCTCTTTCTCGGTGAGTGCTTCCATCTGTCTACATTATAACACGCCATGTCTACATTGCCGCCGACAAAGCCAGTGGCACGTAAGACGGCTGTGGCCCTGTGGATTGACTGTACGGATTCGCCATGTTCAGGAAACTCGTGGCCTCAGTCTCATCAAGAGCCTTCCGGTCATAGAACAGTCTCAGGTAGAAGTCGATATCGGGGTTGTCATGCCGCATCTGGTCTCTGGCCTTCTGGACAGCCGTATCGAGTACCATGATGTCACTGCCCACCTGTGCTCGAATCTTGGCGATGATCCCCTTCCACATCTTCCCGCCAGTGGTGCGCCAGATGGAGCCAAGCATCTCGGGATCCTTGGCGTAGAGATCGCCCATCCCTGTGCTGATCTTGTTGATCCTGTTCGTCAACTCGTTTCGCATCATGACCTGCTTCTCTTCGTCAGATTGCGGATACTTCCCCTGGAGCTTCTGAGTGATCTTGTCCTGCATCTCCCAGTACGGCTTGAGTGTCTGTCGAGCCTTCCGGAGTTCAGACACAATGGCTGGTTCTTCCTTGCCAGCAGATAGACGCTTCTGGCAGTAGTCCCACATGTCCGTCCCCCAAGTCGAGAGCCACTCGGTCTTGCGACGGTCATACTCGTCATAGTCGAACTTGCCGAACTGATCCTCAAGACCAGTGCCCTCATACATCAGGGAGATGTAGGCTTGATAGGCTCTGTCACCCACGTACTCAGTGATCCCCTGCTTCTCCAGGGAGTCGGCGCCCTCTTCCTTCCACTTATCAAGCTGGTCATAGACTTCCTTGTACTTCGTGTCGCCCTGTATGGCCTCGCGCCAGTACCGATGGTTGTCTCTGACTTGGCCAACAGTATCACGGAATATCTGGCCGGCAGTCTGCGCCTTGTTCTGTTCGTCAGCAGTCAGCGTAGTATCGCCAGCATTCAGCCGGTCTCTCAGGGAGATGTTGTACTTGAACTCATCGGAGGCTCTCTGCAGGAGAGTGGCCACACGCTCATTCTCAGTCACGAACTGGCCGGACCATTCCTCGTAGAGTGCATCGAAAGCCATGCCTCTCTTCAGGACGGCTTGCCTTGCCTCTGTACTGACTGAGGCAAGGTCACTGTGACTCCCTTCCAGGTACTTCTGAGCATCCACACCCCAAGTCGAAGCCATGGCCGCTTTCGCGTTCTTCGAGGGCTTTTCCTGTCGCAGTTGTTCCCATGTGACGCCGAACTCTTGCATGGCGTAGAAGTCCCTGAGCTTGTTGCGCTTCTCCCACGGTTGCAGTGCCCAAGACCGGAGACCCATCATCTCAGCCGGAACCGAAGACAGGCCGGGACGTGGATTCGAGTTCAGTTGAGCATCCAACCAGAATGGCAAGAGGTTTCGAGCTATGACCTCTTTCCCGATAGCAGCCCAATTCTTCCCCAGGAAGCCATCCTTGGACTCCAGGTTCTCTCCGATGTAGGTCTTGCCCAGGATGATGTCCATGGCTGATCCAGTCAGCGGGGCCAGACGGCCTGCTATGAACTTGGCCAACGGATTATCAACGCGGCTCATCTTCAGCAGATCCCCTGGCTTGTCAGATGCAGTTGCTACCACCCCGGCGAACATTCTTGCCATCGATACCCAGATAGAACCGAAACCGATGTGACTCCCGCCTATCTCGACGGTCAGGAACTTGCTCGACCGCGGATCAAAGTTCGGCTCTTGACCGAGTGCCTTGCAAGCACCGTAATAGAAGAGCGACCCACCGGCCAGCATGGAACCCATCATGCGCCTAGCCAGTTGCCCCTTGAGTCCCCCTCGGAAGACATCGAACATGAGGGAGACGGTGGCTCGGAAGTACCGTGGAGCGAAGAGAAGTAGTGATCCCTCGATCTGTCTCTGCGTGGCACCCGCCACCACTCCGGATCGAACACCAGTCATCTTGTTCACGAAGTCGATCAAGTCAAGCAAGTCCTGGGGAGTCTTGGCCAGTGGCCTCAGTCCCTTGTACATCTCGATTCTGGCCACCGTCCCGAAGGTATCAAAGGACAATGCCGCACGCTCGAATACCGGACGTGCTGTTTGCTTCAGTCCCGGTTGAGAGACCAGCTTCCCCATCAGACCACCCCCACCCATCGTCTCGGTGAATTCACTCATGTTGACGACCAGGGGTTTTCCGGCCACGATGGTCTCTCTGATTACCTCACGGCTTGCCGGAGAATTGAGATACTCATAGGCCATCTTGGGATTGCCTAAGCTCTTGAATGCTTCTTTCTGTGCATCGAACCATACGTCTGGACGCATGAGCAGCACCGGAAGTCCCTGGATCATGCCACCGCCGAAGTCCAAACCAGTCATCAACATTCTGGCCACACCACTAACATCCGATATCCCCCGCACCCACTTGAGGCCAACATCACCCAGTTGCTTCTCAATGGCAGTGGCCACCGTCTCAGGGAACCATGTGCCCTGGAAGGCGTAGGTGCCTCTGACCATCATGCCCTTCTCGCCCTGGAATAGCTGACCACTACCGAACGGATCGGGATGCTTGGCCCTGGCCCTGACAGCAGCTAGATCAGCTTCCATCCGAGCCTGTCTTATTCTCGCGTCCTTCAGTCTGTTCTCAGCCATCAGCCGGACCTTATCCCACCAGTCCTTTGACGGCTTGACCTCTGGCGCCTCTGGCCTCGGAGTGAAGGTGGCCTCTGGTTTGGGTTCGGTCGTACCAGTTTTGGGAGTGGCAGCAGGTTCGGGAGTTACCTTTGCAGTAGTCTCTACTGCGGTTGCAGTGGGTTCGACTGGTTTCCCCTTCATCGCCTCTTGGTACTTCGCCAAGTCTTCCATGTTGCCCTGGACGACCTCGCCCTTGCCTTCCGGCCTGACTACCTTCGTGCTGCCGAAGATGTCGGACTGGACGCCGGCCTCTGGCATTCCTGGCTCTTGGGTAGGCAGTTTGACCTCTGGCACTTCCGGCTTGGGCTTGGCTACTTCCGCAAACGGCTTGGCATAGTCGCCAGTCTCTACGGCCTTGATTGCAGCCGCGACCTCAGCCTCATCTTCCTTGAAGACTCGATAGACCACCGCCAGGCGTTCAGCCGCTTCGTTGGCCATCTGCGAATCTCTGGTCAATCCCCAGATGTCCCCCTGAAGTCGAGGATAGTCATTGATGCGCCGGACGAACTCGTCAGACGAGATGCCGAATTCCTCGGCTATCTCGTCAAAGGCGTACTCGGACATGACGCGCTTCTCTTTGCCCACTTGCTTGAGAATAGACTGGTTTGGCTCCTTACCATAGAGAGAACGATATTGCTCAATGGTGATGGTCTCAGGGATCATCCCCGCATCCTTGCCGGATCGCTTCAACAGGAGGCCCGGGAGATTGACATTGCGTGTGGCGCCAGCTTCAATGACATTCTTGCCATCCTTGACCCTCTTGACAGTCGTCCGGCCGTACTTCACCGTCCGACTGTAGATAGGATCATCCTTGAGGGACTCGATAGCCGTTTCAAGTTCGGCCTCATACCCCGCTGCGACAGTCGAGGCATCGTCGTACAGCATCTTCACAGATGAGTTCCACTCACTCTTGAGTTCATCTGGCAGTAGCGCCAGGATGTCTCGTAGCTTCTCTTCCGTGGGGAATTGAGCCAGCGGTTTCTCGGCAAGCTCGTTGAGTACCCTGGTCAGTTCCTCGATAGCCTGACGAGTCTCTTCAGTTGCAGCAACGGCTTGCCCTTCGGCAGCGACCTTGGCACTCTGTAGACTCTCCAGCCGCCACTTCATTTCCTTGAAGGTGGTGCCGTATCGTTCCAGGGTAGACCTCAGCGCCTTTTCTTCAGCCGTGGCCTGCGTCCGGACCGACCTGAGTTCGGACCACACGTCAGGAGCATACTTGCGGATGAACCTCATGGTCGAACCTTTGAATGCACTATGAGGCTCTACCACTGATATGAGCTTGACCATTTCGTCGATCTTGGTCATCGCCCGGAGTTTCACCTTGCCGGCGTCGGCCATCGCCCTCAACCCTGGCGCCAAGCGTTCCACAATCTCTACCTCAGTCATGCCATACGGTTTCATCATGCGGTAGAACTCCTGGTCGGCCATGCGCTTGATAGACGCACTCAGGTGTGCATCCAGCACTATGAGAGGGTCTCCCTCATAGATGTATCCTTTCTGGATACCCTCGGACATTTCGTCAAAGACTCGCGTCTTCTCAAAGGTCGCCTTCGTCATGAATCCCCCGCCAGGACGCGGCCCGCTGGCATTGATGAGATTGCCGTTCTTTCCCAGGACGTACCGCGGGAAGTAGTGACCTTCACCCTCGAAGATAAGCTCCTTCACGTCTACCCCGTACTTCTGAAGGCCGGCTCTCGCCTCATCAATGATCTGGCAGTAGATATCACGAGCCACCCGCAACTCATCGCTCATCACGAATCTCTCGGGATGCTCCAGAGCATCGCCAATGTACGCGATGGACTTGTTGTCTCGCGCCTGGACGTTCTTGACCACCAGATCTGTGATGGTCTCACCCTTGCCGATGTCCCGCTTCAGAACCTGGACCTCGAATCTCTCACAGCGCCTTGCTGCCGCCAGTTGCCCAGTCTTCCACATCTCCAGCGCCTCTTGCATGTTGCGCCATCCCTGAGCAGCCCGAGCGATATCACTGGCCACCGGATCAAGTGACATGATAAGCCGGCGAAGACCGGGAACCCCGCGCATGTGTCCTTGTGCCCATTCCTTGTTGACCAACGTGGCCAGTACCCGGCGAAGGGGTGTCTCTGCAGGAGCCGTCTGAATGAACTTCTCAATGGTCGGGAACTGGTCCATCATCTGGACCGGCTCGACCATCTTCTTCATGGAGTCCACACGGAAGGCTTGAAATCCCTTCTTCCAGATATCGGTGCTCATGCCATCCGGTTTCGTCGCCAGCCGGAATGATCTCTCAGCCCAGATGTTCCCCGCTACCGGAGTCTCAAGATATTGTTTATGACTGAGGACTTGCCCTGTCTGTTCAACAAAGAACCGTTCCCTCGCCACTGGCATCAATTCGCCGGTATTGACCAGACTGATAAACTCATCCTCATCCTTCACGAGCACATCCAGTCCCGACACCTTTTCCTTGACACGGTAGAGCATACCCTTGCCCACCTTTTCCCCTTTGGGCAGGAAGGACACCTCGAAGCCGGAGTTTGTGGCCAGAGTTCTCATGGACTCAGGGATCGCCAGCTTGCCCAACTGCGATATCGCCGGACGCCAGACAGCGCGAGAGAAGACCCAACCGGCTACCTTGAATGGCAGAGTAGCCAGCTTCCAGCCGAATGCCACCAACCCCTTGCCAAGCGCACCGGCTATGTGAATGGCTTGTAGTGTGATGCGGGAGACTGCCTCGACCGGCAGATAGACTGTCCTGACCCCGATCTGAGTAGCCTTGACGATCTGTGGCAGGTAGTGTTCGATAAGCCCCGGAGTCCGGCCAGTGATCTGTACCACATTCTTGAAGCCACGGAGTTCCAGTCCAGCCTCAGTCGCCAGAGTGTCAAGCTCTTTTCCCCTCAAGGCGAGTCGCGCAAGCAGACTGCCCCCATACTCTCCCCCTACCTTTCCCCCTCGCGTCGCTGCTTCCAGCCCTTTCAACGTTCCTTGCCCCACCCTATCAAGAGGAATGAACCAAGCTGGATTGAGTATGGCCAGTGTGCTTTGAGCAGCCGGATCAGCCGTCGCCTTCCATATCTCGTGCGCCTCTGCTTCCCAAGGTTTGAGAACGAATTTACCGTTCTCCATCTCCATGAGTTCGCCAGTGGCTCCAAAGAGTTGCTCTCCTTTGCCAAGGAAGAGACCATAGTCCCCAGGCAAGCTATCGTTAATGCGTTGGAGTGACTGTGCCGCGAAGATAGACCAAGTGGTGTCTACCCATTCCAGCTTTGGCAGTGCCGTATTGACCATGAAGCCGAGAGCGCGCTCTCTCCAGAACTGCGAAGTCCATGGTCTCCAGGTAGGTCCGGACGACTTCGCTGATGCTTGCACCTGGACATCAGCGGCCCACTGGATCAACTTGTCCAGATCACGGATCCGGTCATCAGTGCTGACCCATTGGTCCTCGGGAAGTCCCTGAGTCTTGGCCTGGGCAATCTCAGCCTCTGCCGTCGTCCCCTGAGCCCTAAGCCAGTCCCGATATGCAGTCAGACTGGCCCTCTGTTTCTCTACCTGAGTCACAAAATCACTGGCCTTGGCCTGCACCGCATCCAGCGATGTCGGTTTCTGCAACTCGGTATTGAGGTCATTCAAGTTGATGGTGAGGACTGTGGACTGAAGATCAACATTCTCTTGTAGCTGCTGGACACCCTTGAGTTCATCTCCCTGAGTCTCCAGTGCTGTCGTCTGTTCCTTGTACCAGTCGGCTATCTCCTGCTTCCGAGCTATGTCATAGCTCTTGGCCGCAACAACATTCTGGTACTCTTCTGAAGAGAGCCACCTGCTACTCTTGGCCAAGTCTTCCCAGGGAGTCACTTCCTTGGTCAGATCAGCCTCATAACCGGCCTTCATGGTATCGGTCTCGGCTGTCTGGCCCTGTCGCCACTCCGTCAGCCAGGAAGCCTCGGGAGTACCAGCAGCCGGTGTGGGCTCCGGTGTACTCGCAGCCGGTGTGGGGGATGGAGAGACAACCAGTTCTGTATCCAACTCGGAAAATGGCAGAGTGAACGTCTTCGGTTTCTTGATAATGGTGGTGGTATCAGTTGACAGTGGACTACCCATCTTGTCTCCCTATCCTCTTCAGTAGACGGTCTTGCCTCTTGCCGTACTGCGCCTTCGGATTGTCGGACTTCAATTCCTCAGTCGCTCTGTCTACGACCACCTGTGCTCTGTCTTGAACCTGTTTAAGCACCTTGGAGATCTCCATATTCTCCCTCCAGTTGTTTGTTCGTTCCGGCCAGTTCTGCCTGCAACTCATTGACCGAGGGCAACCCACCGGGTTGTACCGGCTGATTGTTGGCCCCCGAACCACCGCCCGGAGTACCCTTTGTCAGATTGTTGATGATGTCCGTGTACCCCATTTCCTTGGCGACCTCTTGAGCTTGCGCCATCGCCACAGCCGGATGTTCCAGCAGTTTGTCAACCAGAATCCCCTCTTCTTCCTCAGTTGCGTTCGGTCGGCCCACGTAGTCCTCGATGGCTGTGCGTCGCCGGATGAGCCCCTCTTTGTAGAGCTTCGAGCCGAGCATGGCCTTGCGGTCCTGAAGCTCAGTGTCGACAGCCGAGAGCTTGACCTCGCAGTAGTATTGACCGCTGATGTCCTTCGGCTGAATGGAGGCCACATTCCTGTCACCCTTGCCGAACGTGCCGTAGACGGTCAGAGGTTCCTCTATCACGTTCTCGATGAGCATGAGCATCTTCCCCAGGATGTTGGCGATGGAGTGCTCCAGATTGCTCATCAGTTCCTCATACCGGAGTCTGGCCTGAGCCACCATCATGCTCTGCATGTACCCCGAGTTCACACCGATGTCCCGCTGCCCTTCAACCGATCTGGCATGAGTCATCGTCTCCAGGTCGGCGTCCAGCATCGACAGGAACTTGTACATGTCAGGGTGAATGGTCGGCGTGTACCACGGCCTGATGTTCAACTCAGGTGGAAGATGGTTGATCTGGCCAGGGATGAATCGAATGTTCAGGCCGGCCACCGGCTTGTCAGACGCAATCACCGGAAAGGCCACCCACTGAAGCAAGGCATCGAGGGCCGTGAGGGACCGCGCCCGAGCTCTCAGTGTCGGAATCACCGGATGGATGATGCCCATGGACTCCCACTCGGGCAGACCATCGGCTGACTCGTCGCCCATACCGGCAAAGCCGATCTCGTAGGGAATGAAGCCGTACAGGTTCGGCACCTTGTAGACGCACTGGCCGTCAGCAAAGTAGAACCGGACGAACTCATCCCAGTATTCAACCCAGTCGACATCCTCGTCATCCTTCTTGTCAGTCCTGAAATCGATCCAGTTCCGCTTGACCGTGAAGACCTTGCGCTTGTAGTGCTCGAACACCCACCGCGGATGAAGCGCCCCAGGCTCTGGCAGTATCCGCTTCGGATTGATGGCCTGCACAATAATAGGAAAGCGGAACTGACTGGCATTGCCTGAATTGGTGGACTTCTTGCTCTGATTCAGTAGACTCGGGTCATAGAGTGGCCCCTTGAAACAGTAGACACCATACTTGAAGCCATGACTGGCAGCGCGCTTCAGCGGATCATGCGTCAGGCTCCGTCTCAGTCTGGTGAGTGCCACCTGCAGGAACTTCTCCCTGACGTCAGCCGCCCTCTCTGCCTCTTTGGTGTTCTTGGAAGGCGGGACCGTGACCACCGGATTCGATGTGATGATGTGGCCGGTGTCCACATCGATGATCCCCTTGATCTTGGGATCGATGTACGCCTCGAAACCATCTGGCACGTTGATCTTGTACTGGCCCGAGTAGTATTCCCAGGCCGTGTCTATGCGCCGGTCCCTCTCCGCATAGTACCTCTTGCTGATCTCGTACTTGGCCAAGGCATCTTCAGGTGTGATCTTTGCCTCTGTTGCAGTTGCCACCTTGACCCTCCTTCCTAGTTCCCGATTCTTCCAGTGGACACCATGTAGCTCTTGGAATGGCTGGCCTTGTCATTGAGCGCCGGTCCGAAGTAGGTGTATTTCCGCATGTGCCACGCCAGACCCACAGCCATCGGGTAGTCGTCGTGGCATCCCTTGATAGCCTCGATCTTGCCGTTCTTGTCCGGATTCCGGATGATGTCAAAGAACTGTTGCAGCCCCTTCTCGTTGTAGACGATCAAGCCAGGAACTGCGTCAACGAGATCACCCCAGAGAACCCACCGGCCGCTGTCGGTCCCACCCGGCGCCGTGTGCCAGCCGATCTCTTTCTTCCGTTCCTCATCTCTCTTGCCAATCTTGAACCAGTCCATGTAGAAGAAGTTCCCGTAGCCTTCGTCCATCATGTACTGAATGACCTCATGGCCCCAGTCGTTGTTCTCCACGCCCACCAGCGGTTCACCACCCCAGGCGGTCTCATACATCTTGAGCAGTTGCACCGAGATCCGCGCAAAGTCCCTCGGATTGACACTGGACGACTGAATGTCGGCCACCACTTCCATCGTCTGCAGGTCCATGACCGCGCAGACACTCTCGTCTTGCCCAACTCCATGCCCAGTGTCAATACCACCGGTGTACGTCCGGCCAGGAACATATTTCTTGTAGAGATTGATGAGAGGACTGTACATCTCGCCTTCGATCCGAGGTAGAGGTTTTCGGACATCGGCCAGCATGTTCTTGAGAGAATCCTGGTTGAAGGCAGCGATGGCCCTCGGCGGCGAAAGAGCTTCCTCTTCATTCTCGGGATACTCACCCTCACGCTGCCAGGGAGTCTTGGCAAAGTCCTTGCACTGTTGCAGGAACCACTTGCGGTCCCGCCCAGGCCGCGACCACCACGGAATGAAGACGTTCTTGAAACTGTTTGCGCCGGCCTTCGCCTCACGGTAGAGAGTCTTGAACTGAGTGAGGATCTCCAGCTTGTTCGAGGTCGACACGCAGATGATCTGTGGCTGACTTCCATCGGCATACACCGCGTCAATCGTCGGCTTCAAGGCCGCATAGTTGGCCTCAGCATGAGGATGGAAGTCATGCTCGTCACAGATAACCAGAGTGCCGGTCTCAGATCGGCCGGCGTCTTCCGTCGACGCGAAAGCCTTGATCTTCGACATCATCGACTTGAATTCCAACTCGCCCTTGTTCTCAGTCGTGATAGTAACCTGCATCCACTTCGGCAGTTGGCTGTAAATGAACTTGACCCGTTCAATGACCTCTTGGGCATCCAGCTTGGACTTCGAAAGGATCAACACCCGGGCACCCGGTTTCGTCATCGCCGTCCACAAGGCGTAAGCGGCCAGCAACCACGTCAACCCCACCTGCCGGGACTTCAGTATGACTATCTTCGGATGCTTGAAGAGCAGGCCAATGACATGGATCAAATGGCCCCAAAGCTCGAAGGAGATCACCCCGCGGCCAGGAGGAGGCTCCATGACCTTGACATAAGTCATCAGGAAATAGAGGAAGTTGGCCCCGATCTTGGCCCACTCTATCGCCTGATATTCTTCTTCGGTTGTCTCTTCAGGTCTCTCGACTCTTTCGGTTGTCACTTCTCACCCTTCATTGAACAGAGCCTGGAGGACATCGCTATCCCCCAGGCTCTGCGTTCTCAGTGCGGCACCGCTAATCGCCTATCGCTCTCCGCTCACCGATCGCTTCGAGGAACTTTCCCTTCACCTCTTTTGCTGTGTCCACCACGAAGCCGTACAGATGCACCACCGCTTGGTACACGATCGGCATCACCAAGGTCACCGCATAGAACAGCTTCAGTGGATCCACCTTCCCTATCTTCATTGATCCTCCTTTCCTGGTTATCCCTAGTTCAAACACCACTCTATCCCTCATGTTGACGAGGGAACTCGGATTTTTCTGGGGGATTTCTTTCACTCGCGGTCAGCATTAAGACCACCTATCGAGACCCCCTCCCCCTCGCAAGGCCCCCTACCCCCTTGCGCGCGCGCCTGCGCATCTCCGTTCTCTGAGAAGGGCGTGTGTGCCTGCGCGTCCTCTTCTAAAGTAGCGTCTACTACTGAAGACGTACTCTCTAAGGGAACGTCTCTTTGACAAGCCTCTGGACTGAGGGATGTCTGATCCTTCAGTCCAGGGTGTGAGGGAACAGGCTCTGGTTCTCTGAAATCGTCTAGGACAGACAGGTCACCAGCCTTGGCCAACGCATCCTGGAAGGCTTTACGAGCCTCAGCAGTGGCTCTGGCCATCCTGTCAGCCTGGGACAGACCCACCAGTTCGCCTTCCAGGTCTATCTCGATCATGGCCGGAGGCTTGCCCAGGTGCTGGTAATAAATCAGCTTCGCAGCCTCGAATCTGAGGTTACGAGGGGTCTTGGGATACTTCAGAACGCCCTCGATCACGTCCATGGCCAAGGGAAAGAGCCTTGCAACCTCAGCGCGTGCCTTGGATAGCTCTTGATACCGTGTCGCTTTGCGATTCTGAAGGGTCATCTGCCCAAAACCGCCCTTAGATCAAGCGTCTTCTTGAAAATCGACCAGGAACGCTCATCGACTCAGACGAGCCTACAATCTCCAGGAACGTCGACCACCACCCAGTGTGTCCATCTGTCTCCATTATACTACGGACTGTCCACAATCCCTGGAGACACTATGGGACACTGGCCAAGCAAGGTACACACCCCATATTGATATATGGGGGTGTGTCCTGTGCCATTTGGTGGAGTGCCAGATTTGACACAGAGGTTGTGCCACGCTCAGTCATGAGGGGGAAAATGGGGCACTGGCACAACTTGGCACAAGAGGTGTGCCAGTTGACATAATCGGCCTGTGCCGGAAGTGTGCCGGATTTGACGAGGGAAAACACAGCACCTGTGCCGACCTGTGCCAAACCTGTGCCGAGTTTCGGTTGACCGTGGTTTGAACGTGGGGAGAACCTACGGAGAGGGGTTTCTCATGGCGCCGGATCGATTCGTGCTCAGTGACTAGGGATTCGTGCTCAGTCTGTGCTTGGCCGTTCGGGATTCGTGCTCGATAAGGAGTGCGAAATTCCCACACCGTAACCCCCTATAATCCCCCTTCTCCACTCCCGTTTAGCTCCACCCTATTGACAGGTGGCAACATCTCGTGATAGTGTTGAAATTGCCGATTAGCGACACGGCAGCGACAGAATGCGACGAGAGGAGCGAAAGAGAGAATGAGCAGCAAAGTCTATGAGATCGTCACAGCGCAGATCATCGAGCAGCTAGAGCGTGGGGAAATCCCGTGGCACAAGCCCTGGAACAGCGCCGAGGGAATGCCCAAGAACCTCGTGAGCAAGAAGGCATACAGAGGCATCAACGTCTGGCTACTGGCAGGCAGAGGATACGAAAGCCCGTACTGGTTGAGCTTCAAGCAATGCAAGGCGCTAGGCGGGAATGTGAAGGCCGGGGAGAAGTCCACGCTGGTGGTGTTCTGGAAGTTCTTTGATGGCCCGGCAAAGGCAGAGAACGAGGACAGCGAGACAGCGCCGAAGATGCGCAGCGTGCCCATGCTGAGATACTACAACGTCTTCAACGTGGAGCAATGCGAGGGACTGGACAAGCACATACCAGCGACCGAGAAGAAGACCTTCAACGTGCTGGAAGAGGCCGAGAAGATCGTTGCGGGATACGCGGACAAGCCCAGGATCACCCACGGAGAGCCGAGAGCGTATTACAGGCCGTCGATGGACTCCGTGAACATGCCACACCGCACGAGCTTCGAGAAGCCGGAGGAATACTACAGCACCCTGTTCCACGAGTTGACGCACAGCACCGGACACAAGAGCAGGCTTGGCCGCTTTGACACAGACGAAGTGGCAGCGTTCGGGAGTGAGACCTACAGCAAAGAAGAGCTGGTGGCCGAGATGGGCGCGAGTTTCCTGTCAAACGAAGTCGGGATACTGCCAACCGTACTGGAGAACAGCGCCGCGTATATCAGAAGCTGGCTCAAGAGATTGCAGGATGACAAGCGCCTGATCGTGACAGCAGCAGCCCAGGCACAGAAGGCCGTGGATCACATCCGCGGCACCCAGGCCCAGACCGCCAAAGCGCCAACAGCCCAGGAACACACCGCCCAGGCACCGACAGCAGCGCCAACCGTCGAGAGCGTGCCCGTAGAGATACCAGCGCCCGAGATTGTCACCCTTCAGCCGAGCTTGTTCTAGGTTTGACCCTCGCCCGAGTGGTGGACACAGCGCCACCACTCCAACGAGAGCCGAACGACGCGAAAGATTGAAAGGAGAGACGACGAGATGTTACAGAGAGTCAAAGAGCGAACCCAGGTCACCCGCCCCGAAGACGTGGCCGAGATCATCAGAGCGCTACTCAAGGCCGAGAGCAAGACCGACCGAGAGAAAGAGCACTGGTGGGTTATCGGACTCAACACCCGAAACACCATCAAGTATGTTGACCTCGTGGCACTAGGCATCCTGGATAGTTGCATCTGCCATCCTCGGGAGACATTCAGACTGGCGATCCTCAAGGGCGTTTCTAGCATCATCCTCGCCCATAACCACCCCTCGGGAGACCCCGAGCCATCCCCCGACGACCGAGAGCTAACCAACCGGATCACCAATGCCGGAGAGATCATCGGGATCAAGGTGCTCGATCACGTTATTGTCGGGAATGGCAGCCAGATGTCCGTGAGCCTGAAGGACAGGGGGACAGTCAGATGATCGAGTGTCTGAATGATGAAGCGTGCGGGAAGGCATGGGATCAGATCATGAAGATAGCCAGGGAGCACTGTCTGATCGTTCAAGCCTATGGCGGCGTCGCAACACTTGCAGTACCCGAAGAACAGCGACTGGCCGGAATCAGAGAGCGATGTCTGAGAGCTGCAAAGATGAGCGAGGCCAAGCAATGACGTGCTGGTTATGTGGCTACGATCTGAGAGCCTCAATGCTTGGCCGGAACACCAAATACACGTTCACGGACAAGAGGAACAGGCGACGCACCGTCAGGGTGCATGTGGACTGCCTGACCTCACACTTACGAAGCAAGATGGAAATAGCAGAGAGGGCAGGAGGGAGATAGAACAATGGCGACTTGGATCAATGGCAAGCCAATCTGGACACTAGACGAGACACGCGACTGGTATCTGTGGCTCGTGGCCCTGGAGCCAGGATGGAGCATCAAATGGGGATGGCATCCAGACACCCCCAAGGCAATCAGGCAACAGTATTGGCTACCTTCGACCATCGCCTTCGAGAAGGCGAGAGCAGCCAAGGCAGAGGCCAGCCAATGAAGCCCAAGCTCGTGAGGCAGGCTACCTTCACCGACGATGGGCGAATCACTAGCGTCCCAGGAAGGCTAACGGAGCGGGCCGAGTTTGAGGAACAAGCCGACCTCTGGACATGGCAGAAGACAGAAGACGACGAGAAGAAATGGAAAGGAGCAGCGAGAGAATGAAGACAGCCAGACGCCAGAAGAAAGTGACCAAGCGCACCCCGAGGAAACTACTCATGCCAGGGGAGCTATGTTGTGGCCCGACTATCATCATCGCCCCTCTTCCCATGGTGGAAGGGGGAATCCTCCGAGGCCATATCAAGTACATCCTGACAACCAGACGGCATGACGAGGACTGGCAGATAGAGCTTGAGTGGATAGACAAGGACATGGGCAGTCACATCGTCAGGCTACCCGATGCAGTGACCCAGGCCATCTATCGACACCGAGACCAGATAATCGCCAAGAGCCTGAAGGCCCGAGGCATGAAGGCCCACATGACAGCGACCATGAACGCCAGGGAGAGAGAACAGGCTGAGAAGCAGCCGGAAGGAGACGATCAGAAATGAAGAGCATCACCATCACCAGGACAGGCGAACCCGAGAAGGTGGACCCGAGCACCATCGCGATACCCGACATGTGGCACCTTGCCATGAACTTCAGGGATGCAGCCAGGGAAGGGAAGAAGACGAAGTGCATAGTCAAGCTGGAATTCTTGCCCGAGCAAGCCGACTTGATAGCCGACGCGATCCTGGAGACATGGCACACCGCAAACCAGTTGAAGAAGGCCGTCATCGAGCTACCGGACACCAATGGACAGCCAGCGCCAGAGCCACCCAAGCAAGAGGTCATCATCCGGATCGATGGGGGAGTGGCCGACCTCGTGGCCAGACCGGATCATGTCAGCGTTGTATTCAGAGACTACGACAACGGCAAAGCAGCCGAGGAAGGAGACTTCGAGAAGGACGAAGAGGGACACCGCTATCAAGCCTACAGATACGAGTAGACCAGAACAGAGAAGCCAGTCAACCGAAAGAGAAAGGACGGAGATGATAAAGGTACTTCACACCGCTGACCTTCATGTGGGGTGGGAGAACTACTCCCGCCCCACAGATCAAGGCCTTTCCTCGTGTCTCATGGCCTTCAGGGATACCCTGGACGAGATTACAGAGATAGCCGTCGAGGAAGCCGTTGACCTCGTAGTGATAGCAGGCGACCTGTACAAGATGCGAGACCCGAGCCAGACGTATCAGAGCATAGTGGCCGAGTTCATCGCAGAGATCAGCCGAGACCGAGGGATACCTGTTGTCATTGTGCCGGGGAACCACGATCTGCCAGGGAACCCGACCAAAGCCAGCACCCTTGACGTGTTCGACGTGCTGGAGGCCAAGAACGTCACGATCCTGGGAGGGAAGCCAGAGCTTTCACGCATCCAAACACGATCAGGGCACATCGTTGTGGCCCCATTGCCATGGATCAGACCAGCCGATCTACAAGATGCAGACAGTCTGGCCACCGCATACCAGACCATAGCCAGGCAGCTTGCCAACGAGGCAGGAAGCATGATGCTGGTGGACACACCCATCAGACCACCAGCCATCCTCGTTGGTCATCTCACCGTGGCCAATGCGAGGCCGGGAAGTGAAGCCGGAATGATGCTAGGCAAAGACCCCATCATTCCAGTCATGGAGCTTGCCAGACCGGAATTCGACGCGGTAATGCTCGGACACATCCACAATGGCCAAGTGTTCGACGACCAGTATCCTGTTGTCGCCTACTGCGGGAGCCCTCAAGCCCTGGACTTCTCAGACGAGGGAGACCAGAAGCATGTCTTGATATGGCAGATCGAGAAGGGATGCACCACGTTCAAGGACGTGCCCCTGATAACCACTCGCAGATTCCAGACAGTCAACGTCGAGATCGACGGACTGTTCACCACACCGGAGAACGCAGCCTGGAGCACTCCCAACTCACCGAAAGGCGAGATCGTCCGAGTCAATATCACCGTGCCCAAGCATCTGGCCTCACAGATCGACAACAACGCCATCCACGAGGCTTTGAAAGGTGCAGCTTGGGTGCAGATCAACAAGCGAGTGCTCCAGGACAATGTGCCAGTCAGAGACGTGGCAGCACTGGCCGGAATGTCCCCCATGCAGGCCCTGGAGAAGTATTGCCAGGACAAGACACTGACCCCTGGTTTCGACAAGGCCGTACTCGAAGCGGCAGCAGTATTGATGAAGGGAGAATGAGAGATGACAGATATAGCAGTGGTATTCGCGGAGCCAGTAGCCACCGAGTTGGATGCGCTGAGGGAGCAGCGCCGACAGGCCAGGAGCATTACCTATGACTGCCAGCAGGCTCTCGTCACGGCAGACCTGAGAGTGACGTGCCGGAAGGGGAAGGCGCTGACCAACAATAGCCGTGATGGGGGACTCAACCTCGTCGCCGTGCTCAGAGGATTCACAGCCGGATGCTGTAAGGTGTGCCAGGACTACCAGCCAGGAGACCCCGAATGATAGGCCAGACATTCGCCTGCAGCCACTGTCATCAGGCATTCGCTGAGGGATTCTTTTGCTGGTTGCACATCTTCACCGCCCACAAGGGAGCCAACATAGGTTTGATCCCTGCGCAGTCTAAGCGGTTGCTGGCCGAGTCAATCCTACACCAGTGCAGAGAGGTAGGAGTGAACTGAATGAGACCACTGACATTGGAACTGGAGAACTGGATGCCATTCGCCAAGGAGAAGGTCGACTTTGGCAACGTCCATGTCGCAGCCCTGACCGGAGAGAATGGTGCCGGCAAGTCTTCGATCCTGGACGCGATTACTTGGGCTCTGTGGGGGAAGGCCAGGGGAGACTCAGACGAGGACAGAATCCGAGCCGGAGCGCAGCAATGCACCGTGAAGCTGGACTTCGAAGTCAACGGCCGTCGCTTCAAAGTGGTCCGAACCAAGAAGCGAGGCAAGGGAAAAGCCTCTGGCCAGAGCACCTTGACTCTGTTCGACGACCAGCAGGACATCACCGGAGCCACCATCAAAGAGACCCAGGCAGCGATCATCGACCTTATCAAGATGGACTACCAGACCTTCTGCAACTCGGTATTCCTGAGACAAGGCCACTCGGATGAATTCACCATCGCGGATCCGGCAGACCGGAAGCGAGTGCTCATCAACATCTTGGCGCTCGATCAGTACGACGCCCTCGAAGTGAAGGCCAAGGATGTGCTCAGAGACATCGAGGACTCATTGCTGGAAGAGAACGCCAAGAGTGGCCAACTCATAGCAGAGGCCATCAGGCTGGAAGGATGCATCTTACTACTGCAGGATGCACAGGCCAGACTAGACCCCATCGCCAAGGCGATCCTGAAGCACGAGGCCATTGTCACCGACCTCGAAGCCCAGGCCGCGCAGTTGCAGCCCAAGAGAGAGGAACTGACCAGACTCAGACGCGATGGCCAGAAGTTGGCAGACAACCTTCAGAATGCTGAGAGGCAGAAGGGAACACACACAGCCCTCGTGACTCAGTATGCCAAAGTCATCGAGAACAAGGTTGCCACTCTCAAAGGATACGAGGACTTGAAGAAGGCTGAGGCTTCCAGGGATGGACTCTCTATCAAGGCCAGGGAGGCCGGACAGGTCAACGAGAAGCGCGGGAAGCTGGCGCTCACCATCTCCCAAGCAGAAGGGAAGTTGAAGAGCGATCTGTCGAAGGCGGATGCCATAGTGCTACAGCTGTCGTCGTCGAAACCCAACCACTGCCCGACCTGTGGCCAGACCATGAATCCTGAGAAGCAAGCTGAGATAGCGGACAAGCTGAGTAAGGCCCGGGCAGCACGTGGCGGGATAGCACTTCAACTGGAGAAGCAAGGGTTTGCGCTGGCTGAGCGTCAGGAACTAGCGCAACTAGACGTCAAGGCAGCGAGTCTTGGGGAAGAACTGAAGGATTGGGACAAGGTACAAGCCGACGTCAAGCGCCTTACACCGTACAGGCAGGCCAAGAACGCACTGGATCAGGCAGAGGCCAACCTGGAGAAAGAGTCCGGCTATCTCAAAGAGGCTGAGGTAGCAGTGAAAGACGCCGGGGAAGCCGTCAGAGCGTCAAACCTACGATATGAGGAACTGACCACAGCCTTGAGTGGCGCTGAAGAAATCGACCGGAAGTGGAAGATTGCCAGGACCGACCTTTCGAATGCCAGGAGTGAGAATGGCGTGGCACAGAAAGCCGTGGCCGACATGACCGCCCAGGTGGACTTTGCCCGGAAGTGCCAAGAACAGGCCCAGGACATCGAGGCCAGGTTGCAGGAGCTGCAGCGGCAGGCCGATGTCTACAAGTTCTTGGCCGGAGCCTTCAACAAGGCCGGCATCCCCTCGGAGATCATCAAGGCAGCAGTGCCCGAGCTAGAGGCCGAGGCCAACAAGTTCCTCTCGGAAATGACCGAAGGCCGGATGTCACTGGCCCTGTTGACGCAGAGGGACAACCGATCAGGGACTACCACCGAGACCCTGGACATCCTGATCTCAGACGAGCTTGGCACGAGAGCCTATGAGATGTACTCTGGTGGCGAGGCCTTCAAGGTGAATCTGGCTCTCCGTCTGGCTCTGTCCAAGATGGTAGCCAGACGCGCCGGAGCCCCAACCTCATGCCTGTTCATTGACGAGGGGTTTGGCACCCAGGATCAGAACGGCCTCACCAAAGTGATCGAAGCCTTGCATTCAGTCGAGGACAAGTTCAACCTTGTCCTGGTCATCACCCACCTGGACGAACTCAAGGAAGAGTTTGGCACACAGATTCGAGTAACGAAAGACGGCACCGGTTCCAAGGTTGCCGTACTGAACTAGGAGGAGAGACACAGATGTACAACATGCTAATCGCAATCGGAAACGTGGGGAAAGACCCCGAGATGAAGTTCACCCCTGATGGCAAGCCAGTAACTACCTTCTCGGTGGCCACCAATCACACATTCACGAAGGATGGCCAGAAGCAGACCGAGACCGAGTGGTTCAATATCGTCGTCTGGAACAAGCAGGCCGAACTCTGCAACCAGTATGTGACCAAAGGCAAGAGAGTGTACGTCGAGGGAAGGCTGAGGACTCGCTCATGGGAAGGCCAGGACGGGCAGAAGAAGTACCGAACAGAGGTCGTAGGCAACAAGGTGCTCTTCCTGGATCGGAATGGCCAGGGACAGGACAAGTCAGAGGAAGCACCAGCGGCGGTTGAGACCGAGGATCTGCCGTTCTAGAGTGATTCCTGCGACCCCATGGAAGAAGAAGGAGGCTCCGAGTTATGGCGTAATCCGGTACCTAGGCTTCGACCTAGGCTTCGACACACGCCTAACACGTCTGGTAGCGGCCACATAGGCAACAGCTCCCACGACCAAGACTGCTACAACGACAACAACCCAGATCCAGGCGGGAATCCCGCCCTTGCCCTCCGTCCTAAAGAGGGTTTCGCCAGACCAATCAGACCACAGACCTGATCTCCCCTGATACCTGACGTGCCAGCCGTAGGTGGTAGACTGGCTCAACACACCTGATGAGATAGTGATGGCTATGAGGTGGGTGGTGTCCGTGCCACTATCGTAGATCGGAGTCAAATAGGCACCAGAGGCTATTCTCAACTGCCACTGAGAGGCCGCATGGGTATCGTTGACGTCTGGGTCGGAGAATATCGAGGCTTGTAGTGTTGGAGTCTGTCTCACACCGGTGGCGCCGTGAGCCGGTGCAAGATTGCGTGGCTGGGCTGGCGCTAGAACAAAGTCAACCGTATCGAACCCAACATAATCAGCAACCAAGTCATCTCC